GCGGAGTATCGGAATCGAACCGACGACATCTAACTTGGAAGGATAGCGTTCTACCGCTGAACTAACTCCGCAACCGGGTCTTACACAAGAGAGGAGGTGGTGGTGGTCTCTCTTGATGCCCATAATGACAATCATACCGGGTGGGTGGCAGATTGTCAACCGTGTGCTTCTCTATGACAATTAGCACATAGAAGAACACATTTATCAAGTTCTTCAGTAACTTTAGACCATTCCCACAAACGAATTTTATTCCAATTTGCTTCTTTAGTTGAAGGGTCCAAATGGTGAAATTCAAGAGCACCAAAATACTTATCGTATCCACACTCTTTACATTTACCACCCATATACTTTACTGCTTTTATTTTTCTTTGTCTCCATCTCTCCGTGGTGTACTCATTAAAACAAGAACGACACATAGATTGATATCCTGATTTTCTAGATTTTCTTTGAAATCCAGTTTCCTCAGTTAAAAGACAAGAACATTTAGTGCAGTTAGACATATGTTGTATTAGTGCTTAGATTTATTTATCTAAGCAACGGGTTAGGTAGGATTCGAACCTACGACTCACGCTTTAGAAGAGCGTTACTCTATTCCACTGAGTTACTAACCCATATAGTAGTTCCTATCGCCTCTAACCCTGAACTACCAAGGGGGTTACAGCAGTTGATTATGCTCTTTCGATGCCGTCCGAGTAATCAACAAAATCATCATACTGGTCTTGAGAAATTTCGTCAAGACTTACAATCTCAAGATCTTCATTTTTTGGTTCAATCCATTCTGCAAACTCTTGATAAAGAGCATATGCATTATCAAGTTCTCCATTATCGTGATGAACTTTACAAACCTCTTCATGAATTTCACCGACTCGATCAATTGCCCATTCTCTAGCATGAGCAACAATGTCTTCAGTTTCCATCATAATAATCTTTCTGGAAGTTGCTTCATCCACTATAGGAACACTCTCCTGTCTTGTCAAGAACCAATTGATAATTTTTAGTAATCTTAAAAACATTTTCAGTATAAATAGTTTTAATGGTAGAAAGTATTTCTATGACTTGGAAATATAACGATGAAGATTTTTTAGATGCTCCAAAAGGCATAGAAGGATTTGTATATCTAATAACAAATACAACTAATGATAGAAAATATATTGGAAAAAAATCTTTTTGGGCAAGAAGGAAGGATAAAAAAACTGGTAGAAGAAAAACAAAAGAAAGTGATTGGAAAAATTACTTTGGATCTTGTGATGAATTAAATAAAGATGTAAAACTTTTGGGTCAAGATAAATTTAAAAGAGAAATACTTTACTTATGTCCTCATAAAAAATCTATGTCATATTATGAAACTATGGAGCAATTCAAAAGAGATGTTCTAATGACTGATGATTATTATAACACAAATATTGAAGGACGATTCTTTGTAACTGAAAGAGCTGGAATTTATGAAGTTGTGATGCAAAATCAGAAGTTACGTGATATGCGTTCGCAGAGTATGAAAGAAAACAATCCTAGTTGGCGTCCAGAGGTAAAACAAAAATTGTCTGAAATGTTTTCTGGGGAAGGTAATCCAATGTATGGGAAAAAACTCACAGATGAACATAAAAAAACACTTACCACTTCAAGAAATAAAAAAGTAAGTGATGGAAATAAAACTTGGGAAAGTGTTGTCTCTTACCTTAAAGAAAAAAAGATAGGATTTGCAAAATATAAAAAACAATTAGAAGATGGATTGATTTTTATTGTTAATTGATTCTATTATAGTTTTTGGATTATTATGACTTATTGGTAATAAGATAAACAAAACCAAAGTACTCCCCAATATCATCACTGGTAAAAGGTTTACCATCATAGATCCAAGGATTTTCATAATCAGTATCTATATTCTTCAATGATACTAAGAACTGCGTCCAAATATTTATGTGCCAGTTCTTTATGAGTATCTAAGTATGACTCTTCATACAATTGATGCTTGAGTTTATGAATTCTTACAGTAAGTTCGTGCTTATCTATTCTATTTCTAGGCATAAAAATAGGAGGTATTGCTACTTCCTATTTAAGCATATTTTTGCCACTTTGTCAGAGTTTAAAATTAGCAAATGTGTTTGAAGCAACATCTTGTTTAATACCACCAACCAAATAACTCTCAACTTCCGTTTCTTGCGGACTTACCTGAAGCCCTTTAGATGAAATCCAATGCTCCGTCCATGGGAGTGGATTATTCCTTGCAGGAATATCATAAACTGGTTTTAAACCAATTGATTTTAATCTTCTGTTTGCAATCCATTCAACATATTGCTGAAGAAGTTTATCATTCAGTCCAATCATGCTTCCATCTTTAAAAAGATAGTCTGCCCATCTTTTTTCTTCATTTACGGCAAGATCAAACATTTTATAAGTCCACTCTTCTTCTTCTTTAGCAATTTTTTTCATATCAGGATCATCACCTTGCTTCCACTTATTCAAGATATTTTGAGTAATTGCTAAGTGTTGATTTTCGTCTCTTGCAATGAGACTAATGATTTTAGCGGATCCTTCCATAAGCTTAAGTTCACCGAAGGCGAAAGAACAAGCAAAACTAACGTAGAAGCGAATACCTTCAAGAATGTTAACATTTGCAATTGCTCTGTATAATTTTCGTTTAATTTCATACAATGACTCCTGTGCGTAAGTAACTTCTTCAAGATTATGAATCCAAGTATTAGAAGAGTCATACTGATGAGCAGAATCTATAAATTGATTATAAGAATCTGTAACACTTTTTGCACGTTCTAGAATATATTGGTCATTAATTATGGTATCAAAAACATCAGATGGATCTGAATATATATTTTTAATAATATAAGTGTATGAACGACTGTGAATCATTTCCATAAATTCCCACACAGTCATACAAGCTTCCAATTCAGGTATTGAACAATAAGGAAGAAATGCAAGTCCAGGACCACGACCTTGAACCGAATCAAGCATAATTTGATACTTCAAATTTGAAGTATAGATGTGTTTTTGCTCTGGTCTAAGTGTCTGATAGTCTCCACGATCCTTTTGAAGTGAAACCTCTTCTGGTCTCCAAAAGTATCCCAACTGTTGTACTGTAAGTTTCTCAAATATGGGATACTTGTAGCTATCATACCTTTGAACACCCAAAGGTTTACCGAAGAACATTGGCTGCTTTTTAGTATCGACTTGATCCGTGTTGAAAACAGTCATACCTTTAACTGAAGTGTTTTGTTCCTCTTTTGATGTAAAATCGTACTTCATTTAATTCCTCTTTACAAATTTATATTCACTCTCACATAATATATTTAATTCTTTAATATTCTGTGAGATCTAAACTTTACATGATTCACAATCATCCTCATCAGACTCAATAATATCATTTATAAGTTTTTCAATTTCTGAAGACTTATCTGAAAAATCATCAGTTTTAATATCATAGGTATTTTGATAATACAAAGTTTTCCAACCAACTGAGTAAGCACGGAGTAAATCCCCAGCAAGAACACTTACAGGAACCTCATTATTTTGATAATTTTCTGGATTATAACTGGTATTACCAGAAATTGCTTGATCAAAAAACTTTTGCATTACAGCAACAATATTGATATATCCCTCATTAGATTTCATGTCCCACAAAAGTGTGTAATTATTTTTTAAGGTAGAATATTGAGGAACAATTTGCTTAAGAGGACCTTTCTTTGATTTTTTAATAGATAAGTATCCTCTAGGAGGTTCAATTCCATTTGTAGCATTAGAAACTATTGAGGAAGACTCTGAAGGCATCTGCGCCGATAATGTAGAGTGTCTAAGACCATGTTCAAGGATAGATGTCCTAAGAGATTCCCAATCGTGCTGCAATCCCTGAGATGAAATCTCATCCACATCTTTTTTATATGTATCAATTGGAAGAATACCGTCAGCATACTTAGTACGTCCAAAGTATTCACAATATCCCTTTTCTTTAGCAAGTTGATTTGATGCTTTCAAAAGATAATACTGAAAAGATTCAGAAAGACCATGAACAGCATCCCATGCTTCTTGATCGGCATAATTAAAACCAAGTTTTGCCAAATAGTGTGCCAACCCAATAAAACCTACTCCAAGAGATCTCCGTGCCTTTGTAGCAACTTCTGCTGCTTTTACGGGATACTTCTGATAGTCAATCAACTCATCTAATCCACGAACCGAAAGATCGCAAAGTTCTTCAAGTTCTTCATCTGATTTCACCTTTCCAACATTAATTGCAGAGAGAATACAAAGTTGAATTGATGCTGGATTATCATCAACTACTACATCCTCATAAAAATATTCATAATTTTCATTATCTTCTATTTCATTTTCAGATACAAATTTATACAATTTATTAGACATTGAAATCTCCTTGTTTTCTAATTAAATATAAACTTAAACCAGTTTTTTCTGATGCTTCTCTCATACATTCATACACAACATCCCTGATTTTTACTTTTTTGCTAAATCCATTTTTAGACCCAAAATTTTTACTTCCCCCAACTTTACCTTTACTTTTCCATTCTTTATATTTGTAGTTTGAGTCTCTTTTACTTGTGATTTTTTTGCATTTATAATAATGATGATGACTCACCTTTCCCCTGGCAACTGCACTCATTGCCGAAGGATTTAAATTATTTTTAATACAAAACTGAAGCATATTATCAACTTCAATCTCACCATCAATATTTGGACCAGATACAATCCATCTATCAGATAGTTTTTTCTTTTGATCTTGACTCATCGGAATTCCTTTATTATGTGCAGGTTTTCCTTTTTTAGATTTTGATATTTTTTCATAAAATATTTTAGATAAATTATCATCATCATGATGAGACCATCCTTTTCCAGGTGTATTACACAAGTTATAATACTTTAGATTTCTTGCTGCACCTACTTCATTTAGCATTTCAGATTCTTTTTTTAAAGCATCTATTCTTTTTTCAAAAACAAATAAAATTTTTCTTTCAAAAATACTTGGAGTTTTTTTATAGATTAAATTAAAATGATTACTGGATGAAATATATCCATCGTTAAAAGTTCCAAAATGAGATCCAATATATTTCATTCCGGTTTTTAAATTATTCCATTCATAAACAAATGCAATTTTATTTTCCATAAAGATTAATCTTTATTTTATTTATATACATTCTGCAACTTTTCTGGTATTAATTATTCATGGTCATATAGAACTCCTCCATTATTTTGAATATATTTTTTATAATCATTGACTTCATCCTTCTCAACTTTCACTTTCATTTTCATCGTATTTGGTTTTTGATCAATATGCTGAATTGGTACAGTCGGAAGACAAATTTCCTGGCAGAGGTTTGACATTGTGATTTGATCTTTAAAAGAAGAATGAGAATTACAATGATCAATATTCATAATGTAAATACGACCAGTTTCTGCTCTTTCCTTTAGAAGGTCAAGAATTAGTTCTTGAGCTTTGATAGTTTTCTTTTTTATGGACGAATCTTTTTCATATTGTACATAGAGATCATCAAACTTATCCGTTCCGAAAGAATCATAAAGTCCAGGTACATCATGCGGAGAGAAAAGTGTAATCTCCTCATCTTTAATAAATCTTTCATAAAACAATTTACTAAGTTGAATAGAATAATCAAGTTTTCTTACACGATTATCTTCAGTTCCTTTATTATTTTTTAGGACAATAATATCTTCTATTTCTTGATGCCAGATTGGAAAGTGGACCGTAGCAGAGTTATGAGTTAAAACAAAGGTATTATTTTTACCAACAAAATAATTATGACAGTGATCTACGGTAAAATCATAGAA